AGTAGTGTTCTCCCATAATTGAAAACAAAAACAATCAAATTACTAAAGATATAATATATGGTTTTTAATTGCATTATATTTTAATTCGAATCATGAATAGTTTTATATAACTAAATTTGCCATTTGGCTCTTTGTCAATTTTATAAGGTTGATTACACTTAATTTGATAATGAATAATCAGTACACTAATTATACTTATTTATTGAATAATTCAATAATAGCTTCCTAACTTGCTTGTATTGCTGAAATTAATCAAACAATACTCGCCATCATTAGTCAGCCCTTTACTATATATTTAAAGATTTTTCTTAAGTGTTATAGTGACACAATTATTAATAGGTGTGGAAACAGTTCTAACAGTCTGTATCCTAAACCTTAGATATTCGATATTCACTTTAGCAAACTTCCTAGATTTCTCAATAAGCTTGTGGTCAAAATTGAATCTTTCATAACCTGCTCTCCTTGTCGAGACAATAGAAAAGTAAATGTACAGACAGGCATAATGTAACCCTAGGTGTGACATCTTTACAGTCTTATTCTTAATTCTGTATGACTCAAAAACAACTTTTTTAAACTCAGTAGTGAAAGGATAGCTTGGAATATAATCCACATCATCTATCATATTAGCATCTGTAATTCTTTTCACCATGGAATTTTCTAGATGTGTCCTAGCAATGTTGATATGTTCTGGCAAGCCATACTGAAAAAAGTCTTCAGCTTCATTTGTTCCAGGTAAATATTTGATCATTTCAGTCTCAGATGAAGTTACAGCTTCAAAGTCAGATATTATCTTATTATTGTCTGACCTAAATAAGTTCTTTTTTATGTACTTTGCTTCTGCTTCACAATTCTTTATCTCTCTCAATCTTAAAGTTACATCATTGTATATAGCATTACTTATTTCAAGCTTTAGTCCCTCATCAATATATGGCTCAGTCAAGTGGTCACATTCTATATCATCTTTCCTGAAAATCAAATTATAATCATTTGACTCATAGCACCTCTTTATATGATTCTTTACATGCTCTAAGATAACACTATTATATGATGTCAGATACATAGTTAGTGAGGGTAAAACATGATTGACAAGGTGCTGGTTTTCACTAATCATGGAGTAAACAGAACCAACATCACTCTGGTTTTTTATAATACGATAACAAAATCTGGTCATTTCACGATAATGTGAAACAATTGAATCTGTCCCAACTAAGCTAGTTGAACTAAGTATATTAGCCCATTCAGATTTAGCCCTCTGAATCAGTGTCTGTTTATTCTCAATTTTAACTATGATGAAGTATTCCTTAATGGGTAAGGAGCCTTTCACAGTAATATACAATGTGTCCATATCTCCTTCAAAGTCCCTAATTACTGCACTATACAGAATGCTATTTATTGCACCTGATACAGCATCGCTGAGTTCAATAACAGCATATTGGAACTCTCCTTTAAAATATGCACCTTTCTTTATAGCATAAACATATGTTGGGATGTCATCACCAATTTCCATATAACCTATGCATGAATTAATGGGAATCATGTTGAAATCATCACAGAACATGCCCTTCTCAACAGCGTTGCAGCGGTTGTACTCATCTTTTATCATGTCATAAATGATCCTTTCCATTCTACCCAAATTCTTATTGGGCTTCAACTTCTCATAGTTAGAGTTGTTTATAACTTCTTTCTTGCTAATGCAAAATGGAACAATACTCTCCATGGTAGTTCAGAATTCAACAATACCAGGTTTGCTTTTCTTATTAGAGTTTAACAGAATGAATTGTTATTATGGGAGTTCACTACT